GTCAGCCGTATTACTTTGACATTTATGTCTCACCTTCTCAAAGAAACGCAATCCTAGAGGAAGTGGCTAGAGAGTTTGACAAGATGAAAGCCTTTGGCAGTACTGCTGAGAGTTTTGCTACTTTTGTAAGGAATATGAAATCATGAGCAAAGATGAAGCAATTAAATTAGCGTTAGACGCTTTGCATTTATGGCATTGGACTGGTGAAACAACGGATTTGAATAAAGCTCACGATGCTTTGCTAGAAGTGGTAGACACTCCTGAAAAACCTTGGATTGGTCTTACTTACAAAGAAAGATGTGAGTTATGGAATATCTCAAGTAAGTTTTCGCCAGATTCGGTAATCATGCACGATTTTGCAAAAGACATAGAACTAGCACTTAGGGAGAAAAATTATGAGCAAAGGCTCAACGGGTCGCCCGTTTTCAGTAACTAACGAAGAATACGCAAACCGATGGAACGCCATTTTCGGAAAAGATAATGACTCGCAAGAAAACAAAGAGAAAGCATTGGAATCTATTGAATCCCATCAACCATGCCCTAGTGGGAGCAGCGATAACCCAGAGGGACAAACTGGACAAACTCAGGATGCTTGAGTATTCCGCTTTGGAGGCTATGGCAAAGGGAAAAGGCACAATCCATGATTGGAGAGTCCTAGTCGATGTGCTTAATCTGAGTGAGATGATGGGTAAGGGTGGGGTAGGACCAGAGGTTTTGCCTTACTGTGAGAAAGCCCAAGAAGGACTCCACAAAGCCGCTATCCGCTACCAAGAGACACTCAATATGGGATTAGACGGACAGACTATTCAAGCCTGTAGAGACTTGATTCAATTTGCTGATCTACAGCAAGGAAGTATTGCAAGAAGTGAGTTTGAGAGATACATTCAGAAAACAAAAGACTACATAAGATCACATGGCGACAAGGTGGTAGAGATTGAATAACACTTTTACAAAACGAGAAAGACTACACCTAGCAAGAATCAAAGAGATGCCTTGTGGTGTTTGCGGTCAATCAGGACCAAGTGATGCCCACCACATAAAACAACACCATCAGTACTTATGTATCCCACTTTGTAAGGATTGCCACCAAGGTTATAATGGCATACATGGGACTAAAGCAATGTGGAGAATTAAAAAACTCGATGAGCTTATGGTTCTTAACGAAACCATTAGGAAATTGATAAATGACAAAAGTGGAGATGCTTGGACAGAGGTTTGGTAAATTGCTTGTTACTAAAGAACTTCATAGAAATTCTAGTTGGCAAGTTATGTGGGAATGTTTGTGTGATTGCGGCTCTGTAAAAATAAATGCAGGAACAGATTTAAGAACAGGAAGAACAAAAAGTTGTGGATGTGATTCTCCAAAGTTCACAAGTGAAAGAATGAAAAAACATGGTCTTTCAAGGTCTAGGACTTATAGAATTTGGAATGGCATGAAAATGAGATGTAGCATTAAAGCAACTGGTTCTGCAAAAAAGAATTATTACGATAAAGGTATAAGAGTTTGTGAAGAATGGACAAACTTTGAGAACTTTTATAAAGATATGGGAGAGTGCCCTGATGGATACACATTAGGTAGGATTGACGGAAATAAAAATTACGAGCCTAATAATTGCAAATATGAAACATACAAAGAACAAGCAAATAACACATCAAAAAATAGAAAAATTACATATAAAGGTTTAACTTTAAATGTAAGTCAATGGGCTGAAAAATTAAACATAAAGTCAAATACATTGGTTTATAGACTTAAAAGAAATTGGACAGTCGAAAAAGCATTGGATAGAATCTAGTTGCGTTGCCAAGGTTTTAGAGGGATTGAGTTCCCTCTCTTTTTGTGCGAAAATAGTACAAACTCCTTTAGGATTAAAAATGAGCGGCTTGCTAGAACCCTCCGTAAAGATTGAAATTGAGATACAAAGCCAAGAAAAGAATGGCGAATCTTGCCCTGTAGCTACTGGCGATGTAGCTGTCAATCTTGAAAATCGTCAAAAAGCCATTGATAAAGCCAATTATGGACCGATGAACCCCAATGAGGCAAACATGGGTTACTGGCGTGAAGTCTCTAAGACATGGAGAAATTCACCAGAACAAGCTAAAAAGTCTCGTTGCGGTAACTGTTCCGCATTTATCCAAACCCCTAAGATGCTGTCTTGTATTGAGACAGGCTTAGAGATGGGTGATACCGAGATGGATGCTTGGGAAGTCATTGATGCTGGTGACTTAGGTTACTGCGAAGTATTTGATTTTAAGTGTGCTTCCAAGAGAACTTGTGAGGCATGGATTGCAGGCGGTCCAATTACTGAAGAATCGGACAAAGAAGATTCAGAAGACGAAATGTCTGAAGGAGAATAATCTTGGGTACTACAAATAGTCAAGCTGTCGAGATGATGGGTCTTTATTTAGATAAAGCTGCCAAAAAGAAGCCTGCGCCAATGCCTGTTAGGGGTGAGCGCACAGCCAAGAACAAAGCAAAGAAGCCTAAAAAATGAACGGACTCTACGCTAACATCCATGCTAAACAAAAGCGGATTGAAGCGCAAAAGGCTGCTGGCAAGACTCCAGAGCGTATGCGTAAAGTTGGCTCGAAGGGTGCGCCAACTGCGTCTGCTTTTAAGCAAGCGGCTAAGACTGCTAAGAAAAAATGAGCGCAGCTTGGACTCGTAAAGAGGGTAAAAACCCTAATGGTGGACTCAATGAAAAGGGTCGGAAGTCTTACGAGCGTGAAAATGCAGGTAGTAATCTAAAGCCTCCTGTCAAATCTGGTGATAATCCTCGTAGAGCGTCTTTCCTTGCTCGTATGGGTAATATGGCAGGACCAGAGAGAAAGCCTGATGGTAGCCCAACTCGTTTGTTGCAAAGCCTCCAAGCATGGGGCGCTAGTTCTAAAGCTGATGCCAGATCAAAGGCTAAAGCAATTTCTGCAAGGAATAAGAAATAATTAAATGTCTTCTTTCCAGTTTCTATTTGTAATGATTGCTTGAATTGTTGCTGGAGACACATTAAATGCTAATGAAAGTTCATTCTTTTCAACAAGATTTTTATTGTGGAAATAACGAATTGCATTAACCATTCTTTGATTTAAAAGTGATCTTCCATTTTTTTCTTTGGCATAAGTTTTGTTTTTTATAGAGTCTAGAGTATTTTCATGAGGGCTTCCGTAACATAAGTTTGTTACTTTGTTGTTGTATCTATCTCCATCAATATGCCTAATGACAAGTCCATCTGGTCTATCTCCAATAAAAACTTTTGCTACGAGTGTATGAATGTAAAGCGATTTCTGACCATTCCCATCAATGTTTTTGCATGAAACACTTAAGTAATGTGTTGCTGTATTCAATTTTCGTAACTGTCTTCCATCTTTTTTTAGTACGGCAAACCTACCATGGTTGCTTATTTGATAAAATTGTTCATAATTAGGTACTGGCATCCAAACTTCTTCAAGGTATGACATGAAATTAACTCCAAAAGCTAAAGAAAAGATTGGCAAAGTATACCATGAATACAAAGAAGGCACATTGCACTCTGGTAAAGATGGCAAGGTTGTCAAGAATCCCAAACAGGCGGTTGCCATTGCTTTAAGTTCTGCTAAAAAAGTAATGAAAAAGAGCAAGTGATATACTAAACCTACTCATTGTGAGTAGATACTAACCTTGACCAACCCTAGAGGAGTCAAACAAAATGGCAACAAGAATCAAAGCCTACCATCAGGACGAAATAAGGGCAAAAATCCAAGCTAGTCAGCTTATAAATGTCTTGCAAAATCATGCACTTGGTTTAAGCGAAGAATTAAGCCCTACTCGCATGAAAGCAATTGAAATACTATTGCGTAAATCTCTAAGTGATTTATCTTCTATACAGCTATCAGGTAACGCTGATGCTCCAGTAGAGATGAAGGTCACATGGCAGAAATAATCGAGATAGCCTATAAACCCAGAGAACAACAGCTTGCTATCCATGAACTAATGGACAGTAAGCGTTTTGGTGTTGTTGTTGCTCATAGGCGTATGGGTAAGACAGTCTCAGCAATCAACCATCTAATCAAGGACGCTATCCTCAACCAAAAGGAAGCACCTAGATACGCTTATATTGCCCCTACCTATGGACAAGCCAAGAGGGTGGCATGGGACTACCTAGTCAAGTATGCAGAGCCTTTGGGTGGCACAAGTAATATCTCTGAGTTGCGAGTTGACTTCTGGGGTAGGCGTATTCAACTGTATGGCTCAGACAATCCAGAAGCCTTGCGTGGTCAGTATTTCGATGGGGTAATCCTAGACGAGATTGGTGACCAAAACCCAAAGATATGGACAGACATCATTCGCCCTGCACTAGCTGACAGAAAAGGCTGGTGTATGTTCATTGGTACGCCAAAGGGACACAACCACTTTAAAGAACTGCGAGACAGGGCTGAGAAAGAGGAAGGATGGGGCTTATTGGAGTTTAAAGCCTCTGAGACAGGGGTAGTGGATGAGGTAGAACTGAAAGCCGCTAAGAACGAAATGGGCGAGGATAAATACCGCCAAGAGTTCGAGTGTAGCTTTGACGCTGCTGTAGAAGGTTCGTATTACGGGCAAATCCTGAACGAACTGGAAGACAAGAAGCATATGCAAGAGATACCCAAAGAGGAACTAAGTAGAACCTTTACAGCTTGGGACTTGGGTATGGGTGACTCAACATCTATCTGGGTGGCTCAGTTAGTAGGTACTGAGGTTCGCCTAATCGACTATTACGAGAATCATGGGGTAGGCTTAGACCACTATGTGAAGTGGATAAGAGATAACGACTACATCAAGGCTCAACATATCTTGCCTCACGATGTCAGGGTAAGAGAGTTAGGCACAGGAAAGAGCCGACTAGAGATGCTTGAGGAAGCAGGCTTAGAGGTCAAGATAGCCCCAAGAATGGGCTTAGACGATGGCATCCAAGCCGTCCGTAGGTTGTTGCCTAGATGTTGGTTCAATGTTCCTCAAGTACAGAATGGTCTGAATTGCCTGAGAAACTACCGCAGAGATTACGATGAAAAGCGTAAGATTTTCTATGAGCGTCCATTACATGATTGGTCATCGCATGGCTCGGACTCATTCCGTTACTTAGCCCTTGGACTTGATGAAGGTCATTCAACTTGGGATAAGCCTATTAACTCAGCACCGAAATGGATTGTGTAATGTATGTAGAACGCCAAGGGACTAATCTAGCCCCAAAAGTAAAAGAACTTGAAAACCGCATCGAAATGTTAGAAAATGCCATTAAGGAGTTAAAATCGGACAAACCCCGAATGGGACGCCCTCCAAAGGACAAACATGGCACAGAACGAGTTGAAGTCGATACTTCAGGCAGAGATTGACGATTCTATCGGATTTATTGAGAGTGAGACTGTAGATCAACGGAAACAGGCTCTACAGGCTTACTTAAGGCAACCTTACGGGAATGAGGTAGAAGGCAAGTCTCAGATCGTTACTGGTGAAGTAGCTGAAGCCATTGATGGCGCATTGCCTAGCCTAGTCCGTATCTTTACAGGCTCAGACAATATCGTAGTTTTTGAGCCACAAGGACCACAAGACGAAGCGTCTGCCAAGCAAGCTACCGACTACTGTAACTGGGTATTTAACCGAGATAACGAAGGTGTAGCCATTCTGCACGATTGGTTCAAAGATGCTCTCTTACAGAAAAATGGCATCATAAAAGCCTATTGGGAAGACAAAGAAGACATTACTAAAGAGCGTTACTACAACTTGTCTGAGGACGAGTTAGCCATGCTGATGAGCGATGAGAGCATGGAGATCGTTGAGCAAGATACGACAGAATTTCCTATCTTTGACCCAATGGGACAGCCAGTAGTTGACCAGATGGGTCAGCCAGTTAGCGGTTCACCACAATGTTATTGTCCAAAAGAAAAAGAAATCAGGCAAGGTAACGATTGAGAATGTCCCACCAGAGGAGTTCTTGATTAGCAAAAATGCTCGTACCATTGCTGATAGCCCATTTGTAGCCCATCGTCAAATGATGACTCGTAGCACTTTGATTGCTATGGGATTCAACAAAAAGCAAGTTGAAGGTTTGGCAATGGGTGATGCTCTTGCCTACACTCCAGAGCGTGTGGTTCGATTCTCTGCCGGTGAGCAGCCTTACCAAGTTCAGACTGATGACCCATCCATGCAAGAGATTGAGGTCTTTGAGTGCTATGTCAAAACTGATATAGAGGGCAAAGGTATTGCTTCACTCGTTCAAGCGTTCTATGCCTCAAACGAGATTCTTGAGGACGAGAATGGTAAGGAAATGGTTGAGGAAGTGGACTATGTGCCATTCCACTCAATCTGCCCGATTCCAATTCCGCACAAGTTCTTTGGCAATTCACTTGCTGACAGAACAACAGACTTACAGTTAATTAAAACGACTATCACTCGTCAAATGTTGGATAACCTATATCTGACAAACAACGCACGAGTGGTCGCTGTTGAAGGGCAGGTAAACCTTGACGACTTGCTTACATCTACTGCTGGTGGTGTTATTCGTGCTAAGTCTCAAGGAGCTGTTCAACAACTTGTAGTCCAGAATGTAGCGGCACAGGCTTTCCCAATGCTTCAGTACTTGGATACTGTTCAATCTAAGCGTACTGGCGTATCTGATGCCTCTCAAGGTTTAGACCCATCTATCCTCCAGAATGTCACAGCAGCGGCTGTTGCGTCTATGCAACAAGCTGGCGCAGGCAAGATTGAGTTGATGGCTCGTATCTTTGCTGAGACAGGTGTTAAGTCTTTGTTTAAGGGTATCTTGCATCTTCTCTGTAAGTACCAAGACAAGCCTCGTTTGGTGCGTATGCGTGGTGAGTTTGTAGAGTTTGACCCTCGCACATGGGCTAACCAATACGATGTGTCTATCAATGTTGGTTTGGGTGCTGGTAACAGACAAGAGCAGATGGCTATGCTGTCGATGGTTCTTGCCAAACAAGAGCAGTTAATTGCTCAGTATGGTCCTGCTAACCCCTATGTCAGCCCTGCACAGTATCGTGGCACTTTGGGTCGTATGGTTGAGATTGCAGGCTTTAAGGACAGCGCTGAGTTCTATAAGGCAATTACACCAGAGCAAGATCAAGCCTTGTCTAACCCACCTCCACAGCAACAACAGATGCCTCCAGAGGTTCAGGCTATGATGGCTCGAACACAAGCTGAGATTCAAGCTAATCAACAGAAGGCTCAAGCCGACATTCAACTGCAACAACAACAGATGCAGATTGATATGCAAATGGCTCAACAGAAGGCGGCTCTTGAAATGCAAATGATGCGTGAGAAAGAAGCGGCTAAGTTGCAATTAGAGCGTGAGAAACAACAGGCTTACTTTGCTATGAAACAGCAAGAGTTTGAGGTTGAGGCTCAATTGAAAGCAATGAAGGTCGGAGCAGGCATTACTTCTAATGTAGAAATTAAAGGCTAATCATGGCAATCAGACCTTTGCTCAATGAGATGTACATGGACGCTGACATGGGCGAGCCTTTCTACTATGAGCCAACAATCGAGGAAATCATTAGCCAATTGCCGCCAAGCGTAATTAACGACTTGGTTAGTCAAATCTCTGCGCCTGTTTACCAAGAGCCTGTTTACCAACCAGAGCCAGTTTACCAACCTGTTTACGCACCTGAGTCTGTTTATCAGCCTGTGTATCAACCAGAACCAGTTTATACGCCTCCTGTCTACCAAGAGCCGATATATCAACCGGTTTATCAACCAGAACAAGTTTTTACGCCTGAACCAGTTTATCAGCCAGTTTATCAGCCTGAGCCTGTTTATACCCCTGAGCCAGTTTATTCTGCGCCACAGATAACTATTGAGGAAGTCATAAGCCAACTGCCTCCTAGTGTTGTTAATCAATTGATTAGCCAAGCGCCTATTCAAGAGGCTTTAGTACAAGATTCAGCACCTACAGTAGAGGCAACTCCTATTTCTGCGCCACAGCAGTCAGCCCCACAGCCGCCAGCAGAAGAACCTAAAGCTAATAAGCAAGACATTATTGATAGCCTTACTAAGCAGATTCTTGCACAAGGAACTTCTGATAAATGGACGGGTGGTGTAGGTGCTGAAGATGCTGCCAAAGACATGGCTAAGATCATGGCAGGCATTGGAATCACAGACATTAAACAGTTTGGCAAAGTTCCTCAGTATCAGCAAGCCGAAGTAAAAATGGGTTTTAATGGTCAGCCAGCTACCCAAGATGCTGAAGGAAATTACTACATTAGAGTGCCTAGCGGTACTGATGCTGAAGGCAATCAGCTAATGTCTGCGCAGTATCTTGACCCATCTCAACTAAAACCTATTTACGGCACTTATACCCTGCCAATGGGTATTGATGAGAACCCTCAATTTGTACCTGTTGACCCATCTAAAGTTATCATCAAAGATGGTGTAACGATGGTTCCGGCTGTGGATGCTTTTGGCAACAAGGTAACTGGTCAAGTAGTTCCTATCACTTATAGCGAAAGACAAACCGGTAACGCTTTCGGTGGTACTTTTGAGGGTAAAGGAAATACTGGTTATAGGGTAGATTTTGCTCCCGATGGGACTCCTGTGTTTTATACAACACAAAGTTCATCAAATGATCTATTCAACATATTGTCTGAAAACCCAATTCTTAATGCTGTTGCAACTTACTTTGCATATCAAGCAGGTGGACCAGCAGGTGTAGCGGCTTTAAATGCTGCACAAGGAAAGAGTGCTGAAGATGTTGCAAAGGCTACACTTTTATCTTATGCAGGCGGTGAGTTATCTAAAGTAGTTAGCCCGTATCTGCCTACACTTGATACTCCGGTTGATTTTGTTGGTGGCACTACAGAATCAATTAATGATGCACTAGCAGAAAACTTTATCAACGATTTGAAGGCGGCTGGTGTTACCAATGTTTCTGAGTTTCTAAGCAATGTTGGTGGCAATGCTGGTAGTTTTGTTCCTGAAGATGTTGTTGCTACTAATATTGCCAAAGACATGGCAAACCAAGGAATGTCTGTTGGTGAAATAAATCAACAATTGACATCTGTTGGCTATCAACCAGAAGCCATTAATACAGCATTGCAAGAGGCTACTACTGTTATTCCTGCAACTCCTGCAACTGTTAACGATGTAATTAATCAGATCACTGCACCAGTTTCTCAGCCTCCTGTTGCTGACCCATTGGCAAATCTACAAATAACAGCGCCTACAGCCGCACCGACAACAATCTCTGATGTGATTAACTCAATTGCTACTCAACAGCCGGTTGTTACGACTCCAGAAGTTACTGCACCATTAGAAAATGTACAAGTTACAGCACCAGTAGAGCCACCTGCACCACCAGTAACACTACCAGTTAATGAAATAATTAACACCATTGTTGCCCAACAACCAATAGTTACTCCCGAGCCTGAAGCGCAACCAGTTGAAAATGTTCAGGTAACAGCGCCTGTTCAGCCACCAGTAACGCCAACAGTTAATGAAATAATTAACTCAATTCCTACTCAACAGCCGGTTTTTACGCCACCAGAAGTTACTGCGCCAATAGAAACTGTACAAGTTACAGCGCCTCAAACTCCTGTAGCGCCAACAATTACTGATCTAATTAACTCTATTGTTCAGACTCAGGTAGCGCCATCAATGCCTGAAGTTGTTGCAACTGCTGATAGACCACAGCAACCTGAACAGCCAGTAATTCCTATTATTACTCCTAGCCCTACCGAAATTGTAGTTACTGGTGATAGACCAATAACTAATCAAAAGCCTAGTACTATTACAGACGAGCCAACGCCTGCTCCTGTGATTGTTGCGCCTCCGATTACCGAAACAGTACCGCCTAAGACATACACAACTAGAGAAATCATTGACATGATTCAGTTGGGTTTAATGGGCGCAAGTTTGCTTTCTAGTGCTAATGCGAATACAGGACCAACCCAATACGATATTGTTCCTGTGCCAGAAGATTGGAAGTCTCCAACTTACACCAAAGACTTACCAAGTGTTGCACAAACACAACTGCCACCGATAGACTTTGGCAATCGTAATTTATTGATTGGCACACAATGGGAGAAGTTCCTAGACCCTAACTATGGGAAAGTTCCTCAACCAGTACAGTTTAACCAACCCTCAAACATGAGTTATGACAGACTAATGAGCGTCTTGGGTACTGGTAGAGATACACTTCCTAGCCAAGCACTTTCAATCAATGATGTAATTTCAGGAATACAAAACCAATATGGACAAGCACCTACTGGCTCAATGGGCTAAGAATCTGTTAAATGATGACTTTTTCAAAGAAGTCATAGATAACTTGAAAAAACAACAGATTAGTGTGATAATTAACACAAATGCAAGTGATATTAATGTAAGAGAAGACTCTTATCGAAACATCAAAGCAATTGAGTTGCTTACAGGACACCTAGAAGGTTTAGCCTCGGAAACTGTAATCAAAGAGAAAAAGTGGAAGATATTGTGATTCTTTAGGGGAAACCCTAACCTCCGTCTAGAAGGTGTCTAGCGATTTTTGAGATGACAAATGGAAAACACCAACCCACAAGGGAGTGAAAGCCTAAATGTAAACCAAGCCGCTTCAGC